CGTGTTTTAGAAGATGGTCGTAAGATCAAGTATTATCGCTTAGGCACACCAACCAAAGCTATGGTTCGTGCTGCTCTCAAAGCAGGATTTTCCTTTACAGCCTAATTGATTAGGCCTTTAACGAAGAGGCCTGTGTCGATGCAGGCTTCTTCCTTTTTATTATATTATTGGAGCACAAATGGAAATTTCAATTAAGAAAGAAGAACTACAAAAGAAAAGCATTTTCGTTGCTACGCCAATGTACGGTGGCCAGAATCATGGTCTTTATATGAAAGCTTGTTTAGATTTACAAGGCCTTTGTATCCAATATGGCATCTCAGTAAAATTCTCGTTTTTATTTAATGAATCATTAATTACACGAGCACGAAATTATTTGGTCGATGAGTTCCTCCATCGGTCTGAGTGTACACATTTATTGTTTATCGATTCCGATGTACACTTTAATCCACAAGATGTTATCGCTTTGTTGGCACTCGACAAAGATGTTATTGGTGGTCCTTATCCTAAGAAAGCCATCAAGTGGAAATCTGTTAAAAAAGCAATCGAAAAGAATCCAAATATTGAACCACAATTACTAGAAAAAGTTACTGGTGATTATGTGTTTAATCCCGTTAAAGGTACTGCACAATTTTCTGTTACAGAACCTTTAGATGTTTTAGAAATTGGTACTGGCTTCATGATGGTGAATCGTGATGTATTTACTAAAATGGAAGCAGCGTATCCAAACATTCGTTATAAACCTGACCATGTAGGTCAAGCACATTTTGATGGCACCCGTTACATTCACGCCTTCTTTGATACTGTGATTGATTATAAAGATTCAATTACTGGTGGTGGTTCAGATCGTTACCTATCAGAAGATTATATGTTCTGTCAGATGTGGCGTAAAATCGGTGGTCAAATTTACCTGTGTCCTTGGATGAAAACTTCACACATTGGTACATATCATTTCCAAGGAGATATGCCGGCTGTTGCTAACTATGTTGGAGAAATGTAATGTCTACTTTTATTTTATCTGAAATACCTGAAGAACAAAAGATAAAAAATTTAAAAAAAGATGTTGTTAGAGAATCACAAACAGCCACCACAGGTGGCCGTAAATTTGATGGTGGTAAATTGCAGTATGGTTTAATTCCACCAAATGCACTTGAAGCGACAGTAGAGATACTTACTTTTGGTGCTGAGAAGTATGAACCAAATAATTGGAAATATGTACCTGATGCTAAGCGTAGATACTTTGACGCTTTACAACGCCACTTGTGGGCTTGGAAAAATGGTGAACAAATTGACCAAGAGTCTGGTAAGAATCACTTAGCACATGCTATGTGCTGCTTGATGTTCCTCTACGAACATGATACAATGAGTTTTGAGAAGTAATATTTTATATAATGGAGAAATCAATGAAATTATCAAACGAAACCTTAACCGTATTGAAAAACTTTTCTGGTATCAATCAGAATATTCAATTCAAAAAAGGCCGTAAATTAACAACTGTTTCCGCAGGCAAAACAGTTTTGGCACAAGCAAATCTTAAAGATGATTTTCCACAAGATTGTTGTGTTTACGATTTAAATCAATTTTTGACCGTACTCAATCTACGTAAAGATACAGAGATTGATTTCAATGAACCTAATATCATTTTCAAAGCAGGTCGTGCTAGCACTAAGTTCCGTATGACTTCCAAAGAAATGATTGTAACACCACCAGAAAAAGAAATCACTCTTCCTTCTGTTGATTGTTCTTTCACTTTGTCGGCTGAAGATTATGATGATTTGTTGAAGGCAACAAACGCACTCTCATCACCACACATTTCAGTATCTTCTGATGGTGAAACAATTGAATTGGTTTCTTTTGATGCTGCCGACAATTCAGCACACACAAATTCTATCGCTGTTGGCCAAGGCAATGGTAAGAAATATAACATCGTATTTAAAACAGAAAACATTAAATTGATTTCTGGTTCTTATGACGTTAGTATTTCATTCAAAGGTATTGGACATTTCAAGAATACCAAAGATGATATTCAATATTGGATCGCTTTCGAAGCTAAAGAAACAACTCTTCCACAATAATGGATCCAATCATCATTGATGATTTCCTTCCAGAAATTTATATAGATTCAATTTATAGTTTGATGGGAGGAGATCAAATACCTTGGTCTTTTGCAAAACATTCCGTTTCATCGGATCCTAATCTCGAATCGTTATTTTATACCGATGAACCGGTTAAGGAACACATCCAGTTTCGACATATTTTTATTGACGAGAACAAAATCAAATCGGCTCAGTTACAGTATATTGCGCCATTGATTGCTTGTTACGAAAATGTCATGGGTAAAATCAAATATACCGAAAGAATCAAAGCCAATCTTTTAATGCCACAAGAAGGTGTTAAATTACAAAGGCCACATATTGATGATATGAATATAGGTTCTTTTGATTCTACAGGATATGTTGCCAATCGAAAGACTTTACTTTATTATGTAAACAATTCCGATGGTGATACCGTACTATACAATGAAAAGTTTGAAGGTAAACCTGTTGGTCTTGTTACAAAACAACAATCGATAACTCCTGTTAAAGGCCGTGCTGTGATATTTGATTCAAATCAAATTCATTCAGGCCATATACCTACAGATAAGAAGTATCGTTTAATTATTAATTGTGTATTTGAACATTGAAATGAATTATTATATTATGGGAGTTTGTGATGGAACATTTATTATGGGTCGAGAAATATCGGCCAAAGAAAATTGAAGATTGTATTTTACCAGATGCAACAAAGAAAACTTTTCAGGAGTACGTCAACAAAGGTGAGATACCAAATCTTCTTTTGGCTGGTACGGCAGGTGTCGGAAAAACCACCGTTGCTAAAGCATTATGTAATGAGGTTGGTTGCGATTACATTGTCATCAATGGTTCAGATGAGTCTGGCATTGATACATTTAGGACAAAGATTAAGAATTATGCTTCTTCTGTTTCTTTATCCGGTGGTCGCAAGGTTATTATCATTGATGAGGCTGATTATCTCAATCCCAATTCAACTCAGCCAGCCTTACGTGGAGCTATCGAAGAGTTTTCCTCAAACTGCTCCTTCATTTTCACCTGTAACTTCAAAAATAGGATCATCGATCCTATCCACTCTCGTTGTTCCGTTGTCGATTTTAAACTCAACGGTTCTAAACAAAAAATGGCTGCGGAATTCTTTAAGCGAGTTGAATGGATTCTTAACCAAGAAAATGTTCCTTATACGAAAGATGTTCTTGCGGCTGTTGTCACAAAACATTTTCCGGACAATCGAAGAGTTATCAATGAGCTTCAGCGATACTCTGTTTCTGGTGCCATTGATGCTGGTATCCTTGCTAGTGTTACTGATGTACAACTTGATACTCTTATTTCTGCGTTAAAAGAAAAAGACTTTACTGCTACTCGTAAATGGGTCACATCAAACCTGGACAATGATCCAGTAAAACTCTATCGTAATCTATACGACACTTTAAGTGGTGTCCTTCAACCTCAATCTGTCCCTCAATTGGTTGTTATTCTCGCCAAATATCAGTATCAAGCTGCTTTTGTGGCTGACCATGAAATTAATATGGTTGCCTGCTTGACTGAAGTTATGGTAGATTGTGTGTTCAAATGACCAAAGACGAAAAGGCTTTAAGACTAGGACATATTGGTGAAAACATTGTAGCTAATTGGTATAGTTCACAAGGACATAAAATCAAACTCTCTTTGGATCCTTATGATGCAGTTAAAGATTTGATTGTCGGCGAAATGCAAGTTGAAGTTAAAACTCAACAACCATATGTGAAAATGAGTGCTCTAACATTCAGACCAAATCAATTACCAAAATGTAGTAATCCAAATACTCAATTGAATTTTGTAACTGCTACAGCAGAATATGATCCGACATATAAATGGAATAATTGTTTATTTGAGGTCGAACACAATTTTAAAACCGTATCTTATACTACAAGTTATGGTATCAAAATGATTGCTGTGCCAATTGAACAAGAGGCAGTAAGATTTATTAAAAAGTTAGAAGATGAAGAAATTTATGTTCTTTCTAAATATACACAATCCAATTATGTAGATGGACGCAAGGTTTAATATGCCAGATTTATTTAAAGAAATTGTACCTTCCATACTTAAAACCAAAAAAAGTGTTTTTCGTGATGAGTTAGATTATAAAGATTACAAACCTTATGTGGTCAATCGAGCTTTATCATACCACATTGATTGTGTACTCTATGCCAATGAGATGAACCGTTATCCTTCATTGGACGCTGATTTACAATATACATTCTTACTAAATACCATTAGGTCTATGAAACGGGAATTCCAACCGTGGCAGAAATCAGAGACCGATAAGGATTTGGAATGTATAAAAAAGTACTTTGGATACTCAAATGAGAAGGCCAAAGACGCTCTACGCATACTAAATAAAGACCAGATCGCTCTAATAAAAGAAAAAACAAATAAAGGTGGAGCTTAAGGATGTTTTCAATAAACGATTTAGTAGAAGTAACATTAGCCGAGAAGGACGACTTTCTTAAAGTTCGTGAAACCTTAACTCGTATTGGTGTTGCCTCCAAGAAGGACAGAATATTGTATCAATCTTGCCATATTTTACATAAGCAAGGAAGATACTATATCGTTCATTTTAAAGAACTTTTTGCCCTCGATGGCAAGCCAACAGATATATCAGAGAATGATTTATCTCGGAGAAATGCAATCGTAAAATTACTAGCTGATTGGAATTTAGTGAAGATTGTTAACCGTGATAAAGCTGAGAACCCAGCCCCTATATTTTTGTCCCAAATCAAAGTACTTTCTCACAAGGAAAAGAATGATTGGGATCTCGTACCGAAATATAACATTGGTAAGAGAGTAAGCAACACAGGCAATTAAGTTTTATGTTTGTGTTGTGACTGGATGAAGCCATAGAAGTTTTATGGCTTTTTTGTTATTTTGATGAGGAGTTATAACATGGATTTTTCCAAACTATTAGGTGGTTTAGGCTACCTATGGATGGTATTCTTTATAATGATATCTGCTGGACTAGCAAAAGAGTATAACCTTTTTGCCCCAGTTTTTTCTTATATCAAGAACACTTTCCGTTCAAACAAGTTCGTAGTTGTAATCCTAAGTGCATTTGGTGGTATATTACCTATTGAAGGTAGAGTAACTGTTTCGGCAGGTCTACTGGATACCGTTGCACCAAAGTCTGGCCAAGGTCGTGAGAAGATGGGTATCGTTGATTACTTATCGACACATCACTACTATATGTGGTCGCCTTTGGAGAAAACGGTGGTTCTTCCTATCGCTGCATTTGGACTTACTTACGCAACGTTTATTGGCATGATTGCACCATTATTGCTTGTTAGTCTTGGATTCATTTCTTGGTACATTTGGTATCAAGTAAAAGATGAAGAGATTGTTATTAAACCGGATAATTTTAAACTCAGCACAGTAATGCGGAATGTATTTCCGATGATTGCTGCTTTGAGTACATACATTTATTTCGGTGGCGAGAACAATGTTTTTCTAATTTTTGGCTTACTAACTTTGTATTATATTTTTCTTACACAACAATGGAAAATTTCAAAGCTTTTAAGTTATGTAAATTGGGAAGTATTAGGTACAGTCGCCGCTGTTATCATT